ACTCGTTATCTGTGCGACGACGTGGATACCGCTGCTAAGAAGTATTTTCAGATGCTCGAAGTCACGGATGATGAGAAGAGCAAGTTGATGTCGGCGATTGAGTTTAATAACCGTGTTAATGAGCGAATCAGTGTACTTAATGAAGAGATTAAGAACATGCAGAAGGATGAGGATAAGTCAACAGGGGATGATGATAATTCAGGTCAATCAAAAGATAAGAAAGAAAAGAAGAGAGAAAAGAAGACTCCGTATGAGGACAAATTGGAATTAATCGAGACGCTGACGAGCCAAATGAAGAGGGTTCACTTGAATCGTCGATACATTCCGAATACTGAGCAACATACAGAGCGGTTTCACAAGTCGGTGAATGCCGGCGAAAACAGGTTCACTAGTCGTGTAATGGAGAAGGATGTTGAGATGATTATGAGCATTGATGGATTGGATGATGTTTACAAGATGCTACTTATTGCTGGTGTGGGAGTTTTTAAGGAGAACATGAACACGGAATACCTCGAGATTATGAAGCGATTGGCATATGATCAGGGGTTGTTTATGATTATTGCGGGTGGAGACTATATTTACGGAACGAATTACCAGTTTTGTCACGGATACATCGATGACGCAGGAATGACGCAGGAGAAACTGATTCAGGCGTTCGGTCGTATCGGACGCACAAATAATCAACTGGATTACAGCATACGCCTAACAGATGACGCAACTATTGCGAAGATTTTGAAGCACGAGAGCGAAAAACGCGAGGTTGTCAATATGAATAAGTTATTTTCTTAATTTTCTCGATTTACGTTGGTGCTTTCTTGATTTACGTACATTGTTTTTCTTATCTTGTTTATTTTGTCTTTTTCTATGTGTTTTTTTGTGTTTGTTTCCACCGTAAACGTTTGGATTTGGACTACAAAGCGTAACAAGTGCGTCAACATCATTCGCCATATAAAGGTTTATAAATTGTAAAATGTAATCGCCATCCACTTTTGGTAAAGGTAAACTGTCTAAACGTTTACACACGGCTGGAACTGCTAACGTAGCCAGACCACATTCAATTCGGTCTTGAAATATATGTTGAACAAATCTAGCACAATTAGTTCCATATCTACTTAACATTTCGCCATATTTCTTTGAAAACAACTTCACAATGTCTGACAAAACAGTCAGTTGAGTTGTTTGAAAAACATAAGCATCTTTTGGTAAAAAGAATTGTGTACCATAGTTTGTTAATAAACCGTTATCATAATAAGATTTTATCACTTCATCTTGAGCGATTTCATCAATGCTGTTTGTTTCAGCCAGTTCTTCGATATGGCTATAAATTTTTCCGTCAGGCGAATCATACACAATTCCACCTATACTCACATAACCAATGTCGTCTCCATATTTTAATAAATTGTCTAAATGATTGCGTCTTAATATACCAATGTCTGAAATTTGTAAATTTATATTATCAGGATCAGTATCAATGTAGTAATCTCTTGTTGCAATAAGCCCTTTTTTGGCATGTAAAATGTTGTTTAACATATTTATTAAAGAACCACTACGTTCGACCTTTCCTCCTAAACTGGAATAACCAATTGAATATAGTTTTCTTTGATGTAAAATTAATATTGCCGAATGTCTTCCTGCCGCTGCTTGTTGATCCAGATTAGTTAAATGGTTTAAATCAAGACCAACACTTTCAATCAGCCATCGAACTTGATCATTTTCGCTTATTTTTAAATCATTAATAGTCCTTATAACTGAATCTGTTATTGTGCTTTTTATATATTCTTTCATTGGCAGTGTTTCATCTGAGTCAAGCACACTGGCTACTGTGAAATATATAGGCAAATCAGCAACATCGGTTATTGGAGTAGCAACCATATTACCGGCAAAAATAGATTCAAATCTATTCACAGCGTCTTCTATCGCTGGATTTATTTTTATTCCAATATGACCTGTTCTAGGAATAGTACCATCATATTCTTTTTCTATTACAGGATAAGTAAAATACTCATTTCTTAAAGCAGATGTTATGAAATCTTCTATAGTTGGGTAAATTGTACTAATGTTAATTTGACCGATTACATGGTCTGGCTCGCTCATCATCTCATATAATTGCTCGCGATTGAGAACTTGTTCTTCAAGAGGGGGTACGCTTTCAGGGGATTCATATAATTCAGTAACAGATGGTATGTCTGACCTGATTTGCTCAGGATTCTCTAATACAAGAATTGGATATTGAAAACTTCTAGGTGTTGATTGAACGTTTTCTAAGAAGTGTAATAACATTTTATTAGGATGGTAATCAGCATAATTAACTGGGGGTTGGGGTTTAGAAATTCCTTGTTGCGCAAACTGTTTAATGCGTTCAAGTGTTTCCTTGTCACGTGGATCTTTACTGTACGTTAATTTCGCAATTTTGATAATCTTTTCGACATCATCTTTCTTTGTAGTTATTCCGAGAACGTTTTTTAAATAATTGTATATTATTCGCATGTATTTACTAGGATTTTCTCTTCTAAACAAGTTTCTGAAAAATGATGGGTCTTTTGACATTATTAAATTAAGTCTATTTAACAATTGTTGAGTTTTGAGTTGGTCAATATTAGCGAATTTTTCTCCTAATTTTGTTGAGGAACGTTTTATATCACTACGTATTTGATCTGGATTTAAACCTTGTTTTTGAAAAAAACCAATCATCTGTTGCGATCTGTCAAGTTCTTCTGAATATTCAGACACCTGTTGAGGCAATTCACCAGTCATTTCTCTAACATTTTGTCTTATTTCTCTTTTGGACATATTTGGTACATTTTGGACAGATTGTTCACGTTGTTTTAACAATTCTTTTCCAAGTTCAGTTTCATAAAACGCACGATCCATATATCACTATATTATTATCAAATATTATTTTAATTGTTCGATGATTTTAAAAACAGAGTAATGATGTTTTCAACATCTTCTTGTTTTATGTAAACATACATTTTATGGGTTTTGTTTTTTATATCTAAATGTTTGCTTAATGTGAATGGAGAGAATATGGGTTCATTCAAAATTCTTGTAGCAAATGTGTTGTTTTCATTATTAACTATTGCGTAATTTGTCAGAGGATAAGTATTTAAAAACGGGATAAACCAAAATGGCAGTTTTTCTTTATGATCAATGATGTCTTTCAGCGGAACTTTAAAGTATTTGTCTTTGGTTGTTAAAATACTTTCTGATTTGCTTATGTTTATATAATCATCATCAACAATAAGTTCTCTCTCGTCTTGTTCGTTGTTCTTGTTAGTAGATAACGTAGTATGCGAGTGCGCTATTTCTAGTTCAACAATTTGAAACGCATGTGGCACGAAATTTGGGTCATCCCCGAGGATTTTGTTCTTTTTTGATGAGGATGGCTCTGAAAACAGGTAAGTTCCCAAATATATTGCTCCTGAAAATACTTGTTTTATCGTCCACCAGGCAACACCTAGTGTTATGTCGAGAGAAGCGGTTGTCAATGAGACAATCATATTTTATATGAAATACTCACATAAAATATGTTTAAATAGTTGTTGGTTTAAAGCACCAGATGAAGGGTGCTTTCCTTTTGAATGTTGTAGTCAGCGAGAGTACGACCATCTTCCAGTTGCTTCCCTGCGAAAATTAGACGCTGCTGGTCAGGTGGAATGCCTTCTTTGTCCTGAATTTTTGCCTTGATGTTCTCAATCGTGTCGGCTTGCTCAACATCCAGCGTAATTGTCTTTCCTGTAAGGGTCTTCACAAAGATTTGCATTGTTTGGCAGTGATATATGGGAATAATAAGTATTCTTTAAGTGGTTTTTGTGCTTAAAAATAAGGAGCACAACTGCTGCGCATAGTAAATCCACGTGGTTTGCGGCGGGTACATTGTTTCCGGGTGAATTTACGTGGAAGAGAGAATATCTTACCGTCTCGTTTGCGAATACACCGCTTGTGCTTTGTTGTGTGTTTTTTACAAGATATTGCCGCCATTTGTATTGTAAAGAGAAGTTAATTCGGGGTATTTTGCTATGACCTTTTGGATGAACTTTGGGAGTTCAGTGGTTATATCGTAGTTTTCAGGGAGAACCATTTTGAGAGAAAATCGAGGTGCGACACCTTCATTGCGTTTGTCCAGTTCAAGATGCGGCTTTCCACGTTGATTGCTAATGCGAATGTATTTGGGGAGGGTGATTGTTGTAGTGTCATTTGCTGATGTTACTGTTTTGGATTGTTCAGAGATTGACGTTGGCATTATACCGCGGTCCAAGTCTTCAACTATCTTATTCGCATCCATCAACTTTTGTTCTGCGCTGACTTTCATCGATTTTGTGGTCGTCCATGTTTTTCCACGCATTGCTGGATGACCCTCAACTGTAAAAAAATCTCTCCACTTTGTTCTGTCGGCACTCAAATAACCTACATAATAAACCACATATTTCTTCAACATGTCTTGTGTTATTCCTTCTGGAAGTTCTCTCGCATTTCTCTGTCTGGTGCGTTTTGTGTTAGGCATTATTCCAGACGAGTTATCTTCTTGCTGTTTTCGTGTAGCGATTCTAAGGTTATTAAATCGGTTATCAAGTGGATTTCGATTTTCATGGTCGACGCTTATAATTCCAGTGCCTTTTCCATTTCCATAGCAACCAGTGATAACTTGGTGGACATAAAGCAATTTGTGCTCTGACAGACGTCCTATAATGTAATTGTTCTCTCCACAATACCAAGTAATCTTTTTACCATGAGTTTCTTCGAAATCAAGTATAATTTGGTGAGATTGAGGGCAGAGAATACAAATTGTGTTCGTCTCGCAATACATGAGTATGAGTTCGTTACCACTATCATCTTCCACCATCCATTTAGGGTTTTTTATGCGGTTCGCATATGAACCCATTTCTGTCGTATGTCCGCCGATGTATTTGATAATAGTGTAATTCTTCATTAAGTGGGCATACTTTTGAAGAGGACTAATTTCGACATTCTCACGTCGTAAATCATTGGTATCATTGTTAATAAAGTTAATTGAGTCAATATCAGGATTAAATTTGTATAATAGACTTAATACTTTCTCTCGTGTTTGTATTTGAGATTTGTTGTTCATTAATGTAATTGTGTCATTGGTATCGCACAAAATAGTACCATTCTTTAGAGTGATTTCACCGCAATTGTGCTGGCTATTGATAGTGAATGTGGGTTTAAACGACGGCATTCTTAGCAAATCCATGTTATAATGGTATATCATGAATTTTCTTTAAGTAGGTTTTTGGCAAATAATATATTCAAAGTCCTGCCACAGCAACAGATGGATTAGTTGCTATAAGCTACGCCAGCCATACCGCTCATAACGCGAAGCACGTTGTAGTTGGTGGCATAAACGCGGACCTTGGCGGTTCTGCTCTCACCGATGGCGTTGTACGACACGACAAGCTGGAGGTTAGCGTTGTCAATGCGGGAGAAGTTGGCAGTGCCAGAAGGCTGGTGCTCCTCGGGGCGAAGAGCGAACGAGTAGACGTTGATACCAGTGTCGGGGTTGCGAGTGTGGTGCTGGTAGGGCTGGACGAGGTCGAAGTAGGTTCCCTCGCGCTCCGAGAAGCGGTCCTGGCCGTTAAGCTGGAGCTTAGCGGTGACCACGGGGTTCTGGCCCCAGCAGTGCATGTTGAGGGCAGTCTCGGCGAGAACAAAGGAACCAGCGTCAGAGACGTTAGAACCAGCGGGCTCTCCGTCCACATCTTGGAAGATGCCTGCGCTGGCGTTCCAAAATCCGGTAGCAGTGCCAAATTCAGCACCAGGGTCATTGAACAATCCGGATGCGTTGATGAAACCGTCAGTTCCAATAGTGGCTTGACCAGCAAACGCGTGGATGGCGTTGGGAAGAGCATCGATCGAGTCGGTGTAGTTGAATGGCTGAGCACCGAGCGTCTTGAAGAGAAGATTAGCAACGGCGAACGAGTTGCAATAGTCAACGTTGGCATCAGGCTGAACAACCCAAACTAACTCCTTGCAGGGGTGGTTGAAGTTAAGCTTGATCTTGTTGCTGGAGCTACCAATCGACTCGTCACCAGTAAACTGGAGCTGCTCGATGAGGTACTCGTGGGGGTTCTGAGCCATGCGGCGACGCTCATCAGTGTCGAGGAAGATGTAGTCGACATAGAGAGAAGCAGCAACAAGTGACTTGGTGTAGGCACCGGTGGCCTTCTGAGAACCAGTAGCATTAAGAGCCATGTCCTTGACAGCCCACAAGCACTCGTCAATGGGACGGAACTCGACGTTGATCTTGACCTCGTGGTACTGGAGGGCAATCAAGGGGAGCGCAAGACCAGGGTTGCGGCAGAACCAAAACTGGAGAGGCACATACAGGGTGGTCTCAGGGAGAGCCTTGCGAGGAGTGCACACCGCGGGAGGGGCGGCGTTGCTACAGGGCTCGTCAATGTCCGCGAAATCGGGGTCGGTGATGTAGGTAAGCTGGGTGGTCTGACCAACCATCTTGTTGTAGCCGCGCTCAGCCTCAGTGGTGAGGGTAAGCTGGTTCCAAATGTGCATCCAGTCACCATACTGGCGGTCAATGCGCTGGCCACCAATCTCGACCTCAACCATGTTGATGAGCTGCTCACCGGGGTAGTCGAGCCAGCGAGCATAAGGAGCATCGGTGGACGAAATCTCGGGGAGAGTGACCTGAAGGTAGGTCTTGTAGGCACCATCACCATTGCGGGAGATAGTGCACTGAACACGGCGACCGAAGTCAGCCTGTCCGTTGAAGGTGTTCTCAATAGACTCCATCGCGAAGTTCGTGTGGCGTCTGTAAGTCACCTTCCAGAAAGTAATCTGGGGCTGGCCCGTCAAGTAGACGTCCTGAGCGCCGTAAGCAACAAGCTGCATTAATCCTCCTCCCATTTGATTATACTATCACTAAAGAAAATAAATTCGCAAAAATGCTTAAATTCTTTGAAAATAAAATATAAACCTCGCGATTTCTATATTTTATTTTTAATAATCTTGTGACACTTGTGTCGAATCTAAATTTATAATTCAGCCTTCATGTTTTCGCATAAAAACTTCTTTAAATAGTTGTCTAAATAAATTTCCTTTTTACCTTCGTGTTTTTTCGTGAATATGTATGCGTCTTTCTCTTTCTTAATAGTCCATCCTTGCTCAATTGCGTTGTTTATAAACATGATTTTCCTAAATTTTATGTAATCCATCTTAATGCTTTGTTCTTCTTGTTCCATCACTGACATCCCACTAGAAAACAGATGCTTAATTTATACACAATTCTGCTTTATTTCTTAATTAAAACGCAAAAATGTTTTATTAAACAATTCATTTAAATACTTTCACAATAATTTTATTTAATGCCAACATTTAAACATAAGACTAATAAAAAGATAGAAGTCGATGACAAAACGCTTGTGACATTAGATAGCAAGCATAATGAGTTTGTTTCTAAATTTGATAGTTATGATGAAGAAGTTTTACCATCGTTATTGGAAGAAAAATCCTTCTTAACATCTGAAATTGCTGGGAATTCGTTGCTTTCTCTCGATGAGGTTCTTGATATGAAAGACAGAATCAAAGAAATCAACTCTGAAATACGTGAGTTGGAGAGAGAGAAGAAAGAATACTACTTAACTAATACAAAGCACATTTTCAGTTATTTCGAAAAAAAGAAGCAGCAGCAGGTGGAGCCGGTTAAACAAGAAGTATCGGCGAGACAACAAATGCTTAATTCATTTTTTAAAAAGAAGGAAGAACAACCACAGCAACTGCAGCAATCTCAGCAGACTACTCAAAGCCACGTTTCTTACTTAAAAAACGTTGATGAGCGATTTATCGATGTGAATGATTATGTTGTCAATCATGAATCATGCTCTTGTGCGGGAGGCGAACTGATTCCCGTTGAAAGCGACGGGATTCTGGTATGTAATAAGTGTGGTCGACAGTATTCTTACCTGATTGACAGTGATAAGCCGTCATATAAGGAACCACCACAAGAGGTGTGTTTCTATGCTTATAAGCGAATCAATCATTTCAAGGAAATTCTCTCGCAATTTCAGGGTAAAGAGACCACCCAAATACCGGATGAAGTCATCGAAAACATTAAATTACAGATAAAGAAGGAGCGAATTAATCCGACTAGAGAGAAATTGTCGTATAGTGTCTGTAAAGATATATTGAAGAAACTGAATTACAACAAGTATTACGAGCATATAAACTTCATAAAGCATAAATTGGGTATAACGCCACCGATTATGTCTCCGCAACTCGAAGACAAGTTATGTAATTTGTTTCTGGAAATCGAGAAGTATTTCTCCAAACATTGTCCTAATGTTAGGATAAATTTCTTGAATTATTACTTTGTCTTATACAAATTTTGCGAATTACTGGGAGAAGACAAGTATTTGAGCGAAATCCCGATGCTTAAGGATGATGATAAGAAGGTTGAACAAGACGAAATTTGGCGGAAGATATGTGATGATATTGGATGGGTGTTTTATCCTACATGCTAGTTTGTAATTTATGCCTGCCGGCATGGGGCTTTGTACTTATTCTTTCTGACTCGATCAATTAGAACAACATGATTCATGCTCTAATTGAGTAATTCTATTAAAAATTGTTACACCATAATAAGTTCACTCCGAATTGCCGGGAACAATATTTGCCATAGTGGAAATAGCCGCTAGATACTCCATCGAATTTCCATATATAACCGCGTCTTCTTGAATTTGCGTGAGAGTCCTTAACAAAGCAATCAATTCATCTTCGCTAAATGTTGATGATACTATCATCGCGTTGCCATCTTTATCCTTTCCTATTTTTATGTTTTCATCTAAATAGTCAAAGAATTCTTTTGTTCCATAACTTCTGTAATCATTTATAATTTTTTGTGTGATTTTATTATATTCTTCGATTTTGTATTCAGAATCATGATATTGAATCAGTGTTTTAACTAAAGCAGGCATATTTATTTTCTCATTTTCAGAATATTTAGTAGAAAGTATTTTTAAATATTCATCAGACTTCGCCTTGTTTATTCCATATAGTTTCCTAAAAAACTTTTCTAGCGCAAGAAGTGAATCAAGGCTAAATGTTGTTATCTTTCTGTCTAAATGATATAATAAGTTATTTAGAGCAGTTTTGTTGCCTAAAATGCTATCAACTAACCCATCATATTTATCAAATTCTTCCTTTCTCCAGAGTTGTACGAGTTTAAACCTTATGTTATCACCTGTATCTCGAAGTATTTTTTCTATTTCGTTT